ACCATCAGGTTTGTCTGTATCTAAAGCAACACACTATGCGTTTGTTTTGGAGGGTATGGTAGTAATAATAGCAACTTCAGACCTAGTAGAAATAACATCTACTAAAGGTAAACCTATAGAGTGTAAGATAGAACCAAATCCGTCTAAAGGGTTTTTAATCAAGTTGTCACATATCGTTGAACACTACAAAAATGGATAGTTATCCACAGGTTATACACATAGTTATCCACACATAAATCTTACTGATTGTTTTGATAGTCATTGTGGAGAGAAATGGAGAGAAAGGGAATGGATAATAGAGCCTATATATAGTAGCCAACCTTCCCCCAAACCACTATATCTAGTATCTGCATACCCCCAGATACCCCTTGACAAATAGCCAAATATGTGGTATATATATGCATAAACACTATCTAAATAGATAGAAACATATACCCTTTTGGGGAAAATATACTCATATCGTAATGTTTTTATTATATGTATTTCTACTAGGGGAAATCAAGAGATATTCTCTATATACCCTGGCATAGCCAGCCACTACGTGGGGGTATATAAGATATCTATTGACATTATCCCTATAGGTATATATAAAACATTCTGGGATTTTTTAGCTTCCATCGTAATGTCTGTATATGATAAATAGTTTATTTGGGAATTTAGGGATACTATCGTAATATCGTAATCAATTTGTTATATTTAATACTTGACAAATGGGATAAGGTGTGGTGCACGACCAAACCACCTATCCGAAGATAGGCAGTCTAGTTATACTATTCGTCTTTGAGGTCGAATGGACTATCTACTAGGACATCTACTAGATACTCAAAGCCTGTGTCTTCATTGTGTCCACAGATACCTAAGAATACTGACCAAGTATCGCCAATAAATCTGTCTGTCTCTGGATTACGAACAACTGTGCCTGTGTTGAGTAGATAGGCTAGTGGCAAACCTAAGTCAGCATACTCAAAGAACTCGGCAAAGTATTGCTCGTCACGATAGTCCATCCATAGTTCTGCTAGGATTTCTGTTTGTGTTTCTATTGGTGTGTTCATACTTCTATTATACCCTGACCCTTCGACATTTTATCGTGTTCTGCTACTTCTGCGATTTCCTGTAATCTTCGATAGACTACATTGGGATTATCCCTTGCGATTGAGATACCTACTTGTTCTAAGTCAATTGTTACATCACTAACTAGACTTGCTATCTTAGTCGCTACTTTCTGTTCTGGTGTTATTAGTTTCTTACGCATTACTCTCCTATTTAGTTATCTTTTCCATTATACCTGATACCCCAGACATTATGGGGAAGTTGTTTGGGGGACTAGGACAAGAAAGGAAAGAATCCCAGCCCCCCTGTAGAGCCATACCCAACCCCTTAGATATTCTCTACCATGGTAAGGAGTAAACTCAACCTACCAAGCTTAAAAGGTGTTCGTCAAAGAACTTGCCTGGTTCAGGAAGGGTCTTGAGCAGACTTGCAAGCCTAGGTGGAGCAATCTCTAGGAAGTTCTCTAGATTGTCCGTCCAGTCATAGCCATACTCTTTTTCTGCATACTGGCTACGAAGGTAACGAGCCTCTGCAAACGTTGTGGTATAGATGATGTCGGTATACCACGTCTGGGTGACTCCGTCTTCCATGGTCCACACTACAGGGTTAATCGTTAGTACGTCGTCCATTGTAGTCTCTTCAGTATCGGCGTTGTAATCTTTCCTGAAGAAGATGTTTAGGTCCCACTCTTTACTCATCGTAGAAGCCTTCCTGAACATCCAAAGCAGTTCGCTGTAGAAGTTCATCAAGATAGTTAGCCACTGAACCTTCTACGTCACTGATGATAGTTTTCCATACTTCATCAGACAGTGGTAGGTCTACTAAGTCTGCGTCAAGGAAACTCTCAAAGTTCTCCTTGTCAATCTGCCATTCTTCAAACATTCTCGGTTCCATAAATTTCTTCCATTTCTTCTCGTGTGTCAATCCAAATAGTAATGTAGCCATTGCCGTTGCATTCATCACAATCAATGTTAGCACCACCCTCAGACATACAATCACATTCCTTGTCAATACTGATAGGAATCTCATAGGACTGCTCAGGGTCGTAGGGGACTTCGGTGATGTAATACTGAATACGGTTTACTAGGTGGTAGCCTTCAACAATGTATACACCGCTGTCACCATCCATCTCAGTCCAGATAGTGTTGTCTGGTTGAGAGCGAACAAACTCTAGTTCTTCGCCATAGGTTTCGAAAGCGGTAATGCCAGAGTAATCACTATCAATACTGTGCTTGTTCTTGATAGGCTTGAACGTGTCAAACCATTCGTCATAGGTAAGTCTAGGCATTTTCTTCCTTATAGGTGTTTAGATAAATCTTTGCTTGTATATCTGAATACTCATCGTGGGTAGGGCAGTATTCTGTATTACCTTCGCAAATGTCGCAAAAGGAATTGCAGTCAAAACTGCCGTGGTGCTTAGGACAAACAACTTTGTCGCAATCACACTCACTCATCTTCATCCAACTCTTCGTCTGTGTAAACACCTTCTACATCTACGGAATACCAATCGTAGGTAACGCCCTTCTCGGAAGAGTAAGGCTTCCACTCTTCAGCCATTTCGATAGCCAATTGCTCTGCTTCGTCATAACTGTCTGCATTGACTTCATACTCGTCGTCAAAGTGGAATGATAGGGATACTTTGAATAGTGCCATTTGCGTTTTCTCTTTCTCTTAGGATAATAGTGTAGCAGGTTTAGAAGTGGAAGTCAATAGGGACAAGGTAAAAGTTTTCACCTTCGTTGTTGTCTAGTTTGCTAAGAATGTGGGTAGCGTTAGTGCTGTCGGTAATGAAGTCATAGAACCAACTGTCGTGAGACCACGAACCCATTTGAAACCTTAGTAGAGCGTTCAATGCGTAGAAGTGGTAGTCATAAGACATAGCCCCACCATAGTTATCTAGTTTGTGAATGATGTTGCTTTCCTTGACCTCAGCAAGATACTGCTTGTAATCAACCATACGCTGTTGGATACAGTCGTCAATCTTAGCCCTGAAAGCGTTAGGGTCTTCCTTGTATGAGATAATCATATTAGTCTTGGTCTTATAACCTTCCATAATACCGTCATCCTCGGTGGTATTCCAACGACCTCCACCAACTATGAACCAGTCATACCAAGATGTGTAGTTGTCTTCGTTACCCATTTGTGCTTCAAGTAGCGAGGTAGCGTTAGTAGTTGCTTCGTCTTTATCATTTGCTTCTACAGCAATCCAATGTAATGTATGCATATCTCTCCTTCTTTGTAGTTATAGTATACGACAGACCACCGACATCTATTTAGGGGAAATTTAGGGAACATCGTAATGCATCGTAATAGATAAAGTATATTAATAAAGATACATAGGGATGGTGCCCCAGCTCCCTACTGGCTAAATATCCAAAGTATTACAAACACTAACAATATAACTACTAACTCTGACATTATCGGTTGTAGTATCCTTCGTTATCAAGCATATCCTCAATCATGTCTAGTCTATTTATAAATAGGTCATGGGTCCAAGGGTCTAACTTAGTGCCAAACTTCTGATAGTCCTTTTCGATTGCTTTGCGTTCTGCCAATAGGCTTTCTATCTGGGTCATTCTGCTTCCTCTACTTCTAGTTCATCTAGCCATTCGCCTTCGCCTTCGTTACCCTCGTTAGCATAGAACAAAGCATCATAGCCAAGTTTGTATGCTTCATCTGGGTCATTGGCTTCTACCTCAATAGTCCAAGGGGTAGTGTAGTAACCTGTAACAAGATACTTAGTCATCTGTCTTCCCATTCCGATAGGTCTTCGTTATTTAGAACAGCGTGAACATAGTCAAACTTCGCTCCGTCATTTAGGTTATCTAGAACATCCCATTGTTCTTCGGTCAGGGCGTCAGGGCTAAAATACATAACCAGACCTGCTCCATAAGAACCGTCGTCTGCAATCCAAGCAGAATCGTGTGAAAAGTAATCAGCCATTATTTATCCTTCTTTGGTGGGGTTATTAGATACGCTCCGCATTCGCAGAAGTCGCAAATCCAAGTGTGTTCGTGTTTACTCATTTATAACCTTTCTCAGTTCTTCATCTGATAGTGCTTCTATTTTAGCAAGCCCCTCAGACATTATAGCCTCTAAGAGTTTACGATAGTCTTCGATGTTAGTCGTCATCTGGGTCTCCAAATCCAAAAATGTGGTCTAGGTCGTGGGTATGTTCTGAAACATTATACTTATCAATCCTGCCACACTTAGGGCAAGGGGGTAGTAAGTCACCTGTTTTACGATTAGGGTCAAAAGCCATTAGTCTTCTACCTCTTCCTCTTCGTCATAGTCTTCTAGTTCTTCTACATCTATCGAATAGACGGAAGCGTGGTGAGCATACTCTTCGTAGTTCCAGCCTTCTTTCTCGGCTAGTTCTTCGTTCTCTACATCTACTTCGTATTCGTATTCAACAACTACTTTTACATTGTAAGTTGGCATTAGGGTTTCCTTTCCTTGTTGTTATTAGTATACATACAACCTCAGACATTTATTTAGGGGAATCGTAAGCCTATCGTAAATAGCCTGGTTGCCCTGGGAGGGGGGCACCGCCCAGCTCCCCCACCCATAAGGGCAGGAGAGCCAGAGGAAGAATGGCTTACGCCATTACGACCTGCTGAACAATCTTCATCAAGCGGTTTTTCTCTGCGTTCATCACAGGGTCAAAGCCAGAAGCAGAAGCGTAAATGCTTTCGTTGCTTCCACCACGAGCCGAGCGATACCAATCTAGGCGTTCGGTTAGAGCGTTGTATGCCCCCCAAGCCGTTCCAGCAATCGTGTCGTTGTATTCGCCACGATAGATACCTTGTAGCAAATCAACCTTGCCATTGTATTTCTTGAACGAACCCTTAGCGTCTTTCTCTGGTTCTGGGTAAGCAAGGGTAACGATTTCCATAAACTGATTGTCGGTAATAGTCTTGCCAATCATCTCGTTAGCCATTTTGCTAAACTCGTCAATGTAGGCGTTAGCCAATCCCAAAGCCTCACGAGCAACAGAAATCTTGCCTTCGGCAGTAGAGGTGTGACGGATTTTGAAAGATTGCTTGGCTGCTTTCTTGCCCTTGAATGAAGACAGAGCAAGGTTGAGAGTGTTAGCACAGACTACACGAACAGGGGTAATGCTTGCCTGAATAGCGATGCTTCCGTCGTGGCTTGTGTTGATTAGCAGATAGTTGTCTATCTTGTCGGCAATGCCCTTTGGGTCTAGCGTGATAGAGTTAGTCAAAGCAATAGAGCCAAAGACTTGTCTGCCACCCTTGATTGAACCTGCGGTTTCCCAACGACCTCCGCCGTCTAGTAGGTTATCCCCAAACGAAAATAGGTCTTCGTTTTGTAGTGGAACATAACGCTCACCAACAACGCCTAGAACATCGTTCTTGGTTTTGTCAAATGGGTTTGTGCGAGTAACGAATGAGTAAGACTTGTCGCTCTCAAAGTTCTCAGGGATAGCAACATCTTCAAGGCGAACATTCCATTCGTCAAGGTGTGCGAGTTTTAGCATTTGCTGGGTATTGACTTCCTCTTCAAAGACAGTTCCGAGGTTGTGCCAAGCAGGTTGGCGAAGCGAGGCAAAAGAAGCCTCGCCTGTTAGTTCATCTATTTCTAGTTCGTGAGCCATAGTGGTCACCTTTCATTAGTGGATTTGCTGATGTATTTAGTATAGCAAGACCCTCAGACATTTATTTATTTATCTTGGGGAAAATGGGGGTTATCGTAAATGAACGTAATAGAGATTTGGGTTAGGCGGGGGCACCCCTAAAGGGAGCTTTTTACCGTCATGCTCAGGACGTTCATAGCCCCCTATGAAACTACATTCCAATCCGTAACATCAAAGTCTACTTCTAGAACTTCGCTGTCTTCTTCATAGGTCTCAAAAGTAACTCTGTCGCAATAGGTGTTGTCTGCTACTTCGTCGTCTTCCTTGCCGAATGGAACTTCCAACTCAACAGTAGCAACAATGTCGTAGCGAATGGTTACACGCTTGGTTAGCAATACATTGTCGAAGATGTCTGCGATACGCTGGGCGTTCTCAATGGTGATGTCTTCGTCAGTAATCAACTCTTTGAGTAGGTCAGTAAGTGAATACTCTGCCGAACGATACTTGTCACGAGCGTTGATTAGTTGAGTGTTGATAAACTCTTTTTCTCTTGTTACAGCATCCTTCTGGGCAGTCATTAGAGATAGGTCGTTCTCTAACTTGGCAACCTTCTCATTGAGGGCTTGTAGAACAGGGTGAGTATTAGGGGTAAAGTCTGGTGTGTTGTTGATGTCTTCCATTTTCTTCTTTCTTGTGATTAGTTTTATTATAAAGGGGACTACGGACATTTATTATAGAAACTCAAAAGGGTCACGGTCTTGAAAAATGTCTTCCCATTCTTCCAGTGAGTAGTCCTCTGGGTTTTCGAAATAGTCTTTTAGGTTGGCAATGATTTCTTCTGCTTGTTCATCTTTCATACCTTTATTATAATGCCTACCTCGGACATTTATTTGGGGGAACTTAATGCCTATCGTAAATGATACTAGCAAGCTTTGGGGGCACCCCTAGGGTGAGCAGTTTAGCCACATACTCAGGTGGTGTTTCAGTTTAGAGAAACTTCATCACATTCGCATAAGTGCTTGCGTTGATAGTTTCCTGTTCCGTCATACGGAGAGTGCGAAGAGTGTTCATCAAGATTTCACGCTTGGAAACATACTCACGACCAACATACTCTTTGCTGTCTGGGTTGTCTGGGCTAACAGGTGGCTTTGGAAAACCAAGAGCGTCAGCGTCAATAGAAACATTTACGCTAGGTCGTGAGTAGTTATTTACAGACACACGAATAGGGTCATTGTGTTCGCTACCAATCAACTCTGGCTTGTTGGTTAGAGCGTCAATGGTAAGAGCAACGAGTGACTTCTCAAACTCTACCTGTGCTTGCTTGTAAGCCAGAACAAGAGCAGGGTAGTTAGCGATTGCTTCGTCAATCTCTGCTAACTTCTGCTCAATCATTTCGATAACCTTGTGGGTTGGGACTTTTACTGCTAGTGTTGCCATTAGGCGTTCTCCTTTTTCTTTGGGTTGTAACTCTATTATAGTGGGGACTACGGACATTTATTTGTGGTTGGGTAGTTTATGGTGATACCCAGCACATTTGATTACTTGATTGTAGACCAGCGAGGCTGACCAGCAACATCAAGACGGACACGATAAGTGCCGTTCTTGTTAGCCACGACTTCCTGAACAATGCCAGAAACTCCTGACTTTAGAGTGGTGAACTGCGAGCCAACAGCAGGAACAGAGATGTTCATTTTGCTTCTTTCATTAGTTATTAGATACCAACTTTTGTTGATACCTCCATTATAGCAAGAGGGACAGACATTTATTATTTGTCGCTCTGGACTTAGTTATTTATTTCTGCTTCTTTGCTATGGTTCTATTATAGAGTGACCTACCGACATTTATTTTGGGAAATGGGAGATTATTCACGTAATCGTAAATAGGTTTGGGGTAAAGTCGGTGCCCCCTGGGGGTAGAGCCTAAGCCCTACTCCCAAACAGCCAAGTATTCTTCCTTGCTTGGCAGATTATCCAAGTCAAACTCAAATGTCTTTCTGCCATACCAAGAAATAAACTTTCGCTTTTGAAAGTCAATCGTGTAAACACCCTCACACATTATATCTTCCTCAAAGTCGCTGTGGTCAACCAAGATTACTTCGCCAACAGACCAAGCAACTACGCCTAAAATGTCTGCACAAGTATCTCTGGTTAGATTAGGATAAAGCAAACCAAAGTTTTTGTTGTCGTCAGTTCCAAAAAGGTTCATCTCTGGCAATGAAGAATGGATTTTGTCCAACTCTTCCTGCTCTGCCCAACGAACACGAGCCAAACCTGTTTCGATTTGCTTGTGGTTGTGAGCGTGGTAGAGAGCGTTCATTCCCTGTCCGCTAGGGTAGCCATCCCATTGTCCGTATTGTGCTACCTTGATAACGCCGTCTTTGTCGATTACCTTAGTTAGATTGCGAGTTCCCATTAGTCATTTTCCAATCCGTATTCGATTACAATGTTGTCTAGTTTGTCTAGGACATTCATAGCCATTGGGTTATTGCTTGAGTATAGTAGTTCGGCAAGAAACTGCCATTCGTCATTAGTGAGCATTAGTTACCTTTCGTTGTTAGTTCTATTATAGAATGACCTACCGACATTTATTCGTCTTCGTGGTTGAAGTAGGCGTTTGAGCATTCAACACACATACCAAGTTCCTCAGCGTGAACATCAGCAAGGATAGGCTCACCACACTTGTCGCAAGAGCGATAGACAGTAAAGGTAAACAAACCAGTTCCAACTGGTTCATCGTGGCTCCAACGCCTAGCGGTTAGTTCGTTGTTCTCAAGATACCATTCGATACGGAAGTCTCCGTCAAGTGCTAACGCTCCGTGTAGTTCAAGAATGTTTGTGTATTTGTATCCGTCTTGTTTAGCCCAACCCATTTTTGTTCCGTTGATTAGGATAGTGTCGTCTTCGTCAATGTTGTTAGACTTTTGCCATTCCCCTAGCAACTCGAAAACGTCTTCCTTCTGCCATTCGTAGCAGTCAAAACATTCGCTTGCTGGTGTTCCGTCTTCGTTCTCGCATAGGCAGTCAGTAGTTACGCTTGCGGTTAGTTTTTCGATAGTAGTCATTCTTCTCTTTCTTGTTAGTTATAGTATAGGGGTAGCCACAGACATTTTATTAGTCAGTAAGGTCAGCAAGAGAAATATCCACTGGACCATTCTCGGTATAGATAACATACCATTCGCTATTTAGATTGCTAAACATAGACTTACGCAACACGCCTAGTTCGATTAGTTTTTCGATGCTTATCATTAGTAACTCTCCTTGATAGCCTTACGAATGTTTGCTTGACGACTTCCCTTGCGGTTTTCAGGGGTAACGATAAGGTGCTTATTCAGCATAAGACTAGCAAACAACTCCTTAGAGTGAGCCTTGCGAGTTGCTTCGTTTAGTTTACTCAGTGGTTTCTTTTTCTTTTTCATAGTATTAGTATACATTATGGGTAGGACATTTATTCATCGTAACGTAAAGTTGTTTGAGTGCGAGGGGGGGCACCCCTGGGGGTAGCGATTACTCGCCACTCCCTCTCACTACAATCCAGATTAGGGCTTGCATTGCTCTAGGTGTCATTCCGTGCAGAGTAGCAACAGCAGTTACAGCGTCTGCCATTTCTTTATACTGCGACTGCGTAGGTGTCTTTTTCTCAATGCCTAATGCTCGCAACATCCAAACATCTATCACGACTGCATTTTCATTACCAGCGATAGCCTTAGCAAAGGCGTTAGTTTTCATACCCTTTAGAGCGTCAAAGCCTAGCGTCAATCCTTTTTCTGCCATACGAATGTTGTTGCCTAGCACACCCTTTAGTTCGTGACCTAGTGAAAACTTTACTGCATTAGTAACATTACGAGACCAACGCTCACGAGGGCTAAAAGCAGATACAACAGTTGCTCCAATCTCAAGGGTAGTGTTTAGGTTAGTAGCAACTTCACGAGCAACAGTCTCTGCATCAAGATACCACTTGGTGGCTTGTTCAACCTGACCAAAGGTTGCTTTCTTAGCGATAGCGGAATAGATTTTAGTGTATGACATTTAGTTTCCCTTTCGTTGTTAGTATAAGTATACATTGGGGGTGGGACATTTATTATCGTAACGTAAAGGAGCTTTTCCCAGGCTGGCGGTGCCCCCAGCACACCCTAGAAGGGTGGCTGAAGACCTTCGTTCTCAATCTCTAGTTCACGAATAACACGCAGTAGATAGAAGTTCATTGCCCCAAGAGAAAGAATACCAAAAGCAACAATGCCAAGAAGCAAACCAAGCCAATCATTCATTATTCCCCCCAGCAAGCGTCTACAAACTTATCAAGCATAAAACGCTCGTTGTCTTCTTTGAACATCAAACCAAAACTCTCAACAAGGCTGTCGAAGGTTGGGTCGTCAATGTCGGGTAGATGTCCACGCAGGATTTCTGCTGTGGTCACATAGTCTTTTCTGGTCATCATTATTATTTAGCCTTTCGGTTTTTGATTATTTCGGTCATCTGTTCTTTTGTTAGGTGAGCCAAAGCAATGCCATAGCAACGAGAGTAAATCATTGCCAAATCGTCGTTTGGATATTCTGCTTTTACCAATGCCTCAAACTCTTCTACCATTTCGGTAAAGGTTGGAATAGAGGTTTGCTCTGCGAGTAGGTCTGCCATTTTAGCCATTGTTTCCTGTCCTTTGTTTGTTAGTTTTATTATAGCGGTAGCCACCGACATTATTCGGTAGGCTCAAGCCACTCAATGCCATTTATCCATAGGCGAGAGATACGCCCAGAGTAGTAGTTGTCGATGAAGAATGCTGATTGGTCTTCTTCAAGCGGTGTGTCTACCTCAAAAGTAACTCCGTTGTCCATTTCGATTACATAGTGGTTGCGTGTGTCTTGCATAGTTTTCCTTTCGTTGTAGTTACATTTTACGGCATACCACAGACATTTATTTGAAACGCTTTGCGATTCGCTTGTCTGTCCAGTAAAGCATAATCCACATTGCTGAGAATGGGTTGCCAGTCTGTTGGCATAGGTTTAGAAACCTTTTCATTAGTCTTCCTTTCGTTGTAGTTACATTATAGAATGAACCACCGACATTTTAGGAGGTTTTTAATCCACTACGTAAAGTGTTACCAAAACGTTATCGGGGGCACCCCCGAAGGGAGTTGGCTAGTTTTCTTCCTGCCAACTAAATAGACCTGAATCAGAGCAACCTCCAAAGTCGTGTCCGCAGCAAGGGTAGTCTTCGCACATAGTGTGTCCTTTCGTTGATGTAATTCAAGTTTACCAAGACCCACAGACATTATGGGGAACATCTTAACCTTATTTAATAACGTTTTGGTAACGTCGGGGGGCACCGCCCCTGGCGTGTCGCTATTCCGCCTCTGGTAGGTAGGCGGTAGCGATTGAGGCAATAGCCTCGTCATACTCTTCCCAAGTCTCAAAAGTTAGGATTATCATTTTTAGCCTCTCTCTACTTTTAGAACATTGTGTGAAAACACAAAAGCGGTCAAGTCACGAGCCTGAACAGCGGATACCCATTGCTTGCCGTCAAGCAAGTAAGTAACTTTGAAGTAAGTGGATGGTTTCATTATTTCTCATTTCTTTAGTGATTACAGAATATCATTAGGGTCAGACATTTATTTGCTAGGCTCATTCGGCTTACCGACTTATTTGCTAGGCTCAAACCTGACCCTAAAACTTTACTCGCAGTAGTGTTCTCGCATTTGGGCTTCTAGGTCTGCCATTGTTCTTGCGGACAAGAACTCGCCACACTCGGCACAGGATGGGCTGGTGTAGTAGCGGTCGTCATAGGATACGCTTGCTACGATTACATCTTGGTTAGTGAACATTTTGTTCCTTTCTTTTGTTACTTTTAGTTTAGCAGTAGGGTAAGACATTTATTTTGCACAGCGATTGCATAGAAACTTAGTGCCAGCGATTTTCATTATCGCAACAAAGTCGGCAGGGCGACCACAAAGTTGGCACTTGTGGATTTGCTTTTCACGAGGGGTCAAGTTCATTCTCATTTATTTCTCATTTCTTTCTATACCTATAAGGTATCACGACCCACCGACATTTATTGCTAAAATAGGAGCTTATTTTTAGGAGATTTAATGAACATTACGTAAACAAGTTATCCACAGGCGGTGCCCCCACGCTGTCGGGTGTGTCGCAGACACAACCCTAGGCGTTGGCGGTATCAGAACGGAGGCTGAAGCTTCTCAATCTCATCCTGCAAAGAACGGATGTGCATACGATTTACCCAAGCGTGGCAAGCCCAAGCAAGAGATAGGATAAAAATCCAAGATAGTGTAGGGGACATTTTTTTTCCTTTACTGATTGAATAGAACAACGATTACAATAACAAGCATAACAACGGCTACCGACATTTAGATTATCCCCAAGTCTTTCGACAAGCGGATAAGTTCGTCAAGTTCTGCCATAGAAAAGTAGTCACCATTCTTTGCTAGGCGTAGTAGTTCGTTGTATCGAGATTTCATTTGGATAGCGTTCATTTTTTTCTTTCTGTTCTTGATTTGATTTTAGCATTAGGGTCAGACATTGTTTTTAGGGCAGTAGTCAATCTGTCTGCTAGTAGTGCTTAGACCGCTTTGTGCCAAGATTAGTCTGTGTTGCCAAATACCATCTAGGGCTGAGTTGGTTACATCATCACCACATTCTGAACACTTGCCAAACCATAGGCGGTTATCTTGGCGGTATCCATCACGAGCGTCTAGCACTACAAAGCCATTAGCGTTTATTTGGAAGTCTTGTTCTTTGTTCATTTCATTTCTCATTTCTTTTTCTATCTACCTTTATTATAAACACCCCCTCGGACATTTATTTGCTAAAACACGCCTTTTTTATGGGGGTTTTATAACAGATACGTAACAAAGTTATACACAGAGTTATCCACAGGCGGTGCCCCCACGCTGTCGGGTGTGTTGCTAATCTACAATCTTGTAGTCAGCAATCTTGCCGTTACGCTTCATCCAGCGGTAGAACTTTAGAGCATCGGCAGAAATGCGTGAGTCAAAAGAGTAGTTGCGAGCAGAGCCGTCGATGCGTGTGATTAAAAACTTCATTAGTTTCCCTTTCCTGTTAGAACTTATTTGCTTAGGCTCACCGATTGCTCGTTTATTTGCTAAGGCTCATTTCTTTATGTTCATAGTCTATGGCTACCCTCCGACATTTATTAGTAAAAATCAGGAGATAATCAGGAGAAATCGTAGTTGTTACGTAACTGTTACATTTGGCACGACACGCCAAGGGGGGGCACCCACGCTGTCGGGCGTGTTGCCCTGGCGAGGGCATCAAGATAACCGCTTGACTTCCATTTCTAACCAATACACTTCGTTATAGTCTTCATCAGTATCCCAACCCTTAGCGATAAGCGTATCTAGGTTTTGCTTGGCTAGGTCTAGGGCTAGTTTTGCGTTTAGTATTTCGTTCATTTCATTTTCCGTTCTTTGTTGTTGTTATTAGTTTAGCGGATAGTGCCGACATTTATCGGGTAGCGATTACGACAATCAACATTGAGATTGTGATTAGGTTTAGTATTACTAGTGGCATTTTCTTTTCCTTTTCTTTCTTGTTGTTATTACTCTATCAGTATTAGCAGACATTTATCTACCAAAACACGACATTTTTTTAGTTGTTATCAAGTTGTTATAAAACTCAATAGGGGGTGGAGTAGGGGGGATAGTGTGCTCACTAAAGAAATTAGGTAGGGGTGTAGTATACTCAAATCATTCACATCTACAAAATATTCAGATTTTTGTCAATTTAAAAATTTTTTCAGAAAATGAGCAAAGTCAATTTTTGCAGGGTATAAAATATTTTTCAGATTTGCAGGGTATTCAGATTATCTCTGACCAGGGAATACAAAGTTATATCCAACATAATAAAATAAGCACATAAAGCATATGCCAAATACAATAAAAGCAAATGCTCCAGGATAATCTTTTTGTTTCATTTCTCTCCTATGGGTGTATAAATATTTTTGGGGTATATAGAAAGCGAAGCTTTCCTTGATTTACCATCTATCATCTGGACAAGTAGCATCTTGTAAAGTCGTTTTCAACTTCATAAAACATCCACATATTCTACATTTCATAAATGTTTTATTAAAAAATGGACATTCGTTACATATTGCCAAACGCTTTTCTATAAGCTCTTTATCGCTTCTAGGTTCATTTGGGTCAAATAAATCAAAGAATGTTACGTCATCTGTTCTTTTAGGCATATACTTATTTTATCACACATAGTGCAGCTATGCTGGTTATTGTGTATGGATACTCTATTCACGCCGATTTTTCGAAACGTTTTACCGCCGAAAAACTAAATAATCAGGTATAATAGGCAGTATGACAATGTTAGAATCTGTGCTTGCTTTAGTTATTAGTGTTACTACAATTATTACATCATCAGCATTGGGTGTTAGATGGTTAACTAAACACTACTTTGCAGAAATTAAACAAGAAATGAAGCCTAATGGTGGTTCTTCTATTAAAGACCAGGTTAATAAAATGGAATCAGACATTCTAGATTTAAAAGTTCAGAATCATAAAGGTGAAGAGTATCACGAAAAGCTGGATACTAAAATTGATAGTTTAACAAAGATGTTTGTTGAATACATTTCTCGTCAGAAATAGCGAATTTGTTATTATTATTATATTTAATATATATCTTATAACTTAATATATAAATATCATCTATCTATCTATATAATATATAGTACCACACATTGAACTTTTGTCAAGCCCTTTTTGTGCTAAATTCATGTAAATTTTGTATAACGATTTTATACACAGAGTTATCCACAGCCTGTGATATAATATTACTGCTAGTATTTTTGGTGTCTCTCTCACATACCCACCGCCGAAGATACTAGCACTTTTGTTTGATTTGTGGTGTATAATACTAATATGACCTCATGTTGTCCTGAAGACACCACTTTTGGTGCAGACCCACTTAACGCCAGATGGACTATTGTTCGTGGCGATACAGCTTCATTCCGTGTTTATTTTCTTGAAGATGATGAAACAACGGCATATACTACTACTGGGTGGACATATTTATCGTATGCCTATAATTTTAAAGGCGAAGTTCTTGACCAACTAACGGTTACTGTTGGTGCTACTTATGTTGATATTGTTGCACCAAAAGCTATTACACAAACATGGGGTACTGGCTATACGAAAGTAGTTGCAGAACTAGCTTTCGACCTTCAAGTGACTAAAACTGATGGAACAGTTTGGACTCCAATTATTGGAACTATTACAGTCCTTGGGGAAACTAAAGGAGGATTATAATATGACAAACCCAATCGTTAAGATTGTACCCATGCCAGGACCAATTGGAGAAACTGGTCCAGCAGCAACACCAACTGTGTACAGCCCAGTATTTTCAAGTAGTGGTGGGACAACATCACTTACTTTTACAGGAACACCAGCAACAGGCTCATACATGAAACAAGGAAAATTAGTTAATTTTAGAATTAAAGTTCTTTATACAACAGTTACTTCTTTTGGCTCAGGAGCTAACAATCAATATAACATAACTTTACCATTTGCACCAGTAGCTGATTATGTATTTAGAAATATGCTTTATTTAAAAGGTTCTAATGGCAACCAATATGAACTATCTGCTCATGCTACAATAAATTCAACAACAATGTCTTTGTGGCATTCAGCAGGTTCTGGAAATGAGGTTGTAATGAATCATTCGGCTCCAGTTTCTGCTGCAACTGCAGATTATTTTTATCTTTCTGGAACATACGAATCTGCAAGCTAGATATGATATAATTTAACCATGTCTCCTACCATTACAGCCAATAGCTTGGACGCTACAGTACCAGCCCTATCTGACTCTGCAAATATTGTTACTGCTCTTACCAACTACCACACAGATATCTCTGATGGTGTTGCAGTACTAGCAAGAGCAAACACTTTTACTGCTCCAATAACAATGAGTGCTGCTACTCAACTACTTTTTAATGATGCCACAACAACAGAAGGTAGATTTCTTGCGTCCAGCGGTGTAATGTACGCCCAGGCAGGTTCAAGCTCAGGAGATACATCAGCGGAATTACGAATAACTAGAAATGGAACAAGCACAACAAACATTTCTGCATTAAAGCTATATGCAGACAATACAACGCTAAATGGAACTCTCAATCTTGTTGCTGGAACAACTAGCATTGCACCAATAATTATGACATCTGGTACAAAACTTACAAATCCTAGTGCTGGAGCATTTGAGTATGATGGAAACGTTATTTACGCTACCCCAAAAGTAAATAATACTACAGCAGGTCGTGGTTTACTGCCAGCACAAAATATTCTTAGATTAAACTCAGATAATACACAGTCGGTTTCTTCTGCAGGTGCTCCAATAACTACAGATTTTTATGCTTTCAATAAAAGCATTTACCTTGCTGGTTCTCAAGCATATTTTGTAGAAATGTCAATTAGGGTTTATCACAATTTGACATATAATGGTTCTGGTTCTGGTTCTATTACATTTTTGCTAAAGGGTCCAACAAATACTAGTTATGAAATTGATACACAAAATCAGATGCTCATGGCAACTCTTGCAACTGCAGGAACACCAACATTTGAGTTTTTGTCTGGTCTTGGAGTTAGCAAGGCAATTAGAACCTCATATGCTGCATCTGATAATGGATACTCTATTTTTAGATGGTCTGGAATAATTCAGACTGGTTCTGGAGGAGGCAATTTTGGACCAGCATTTACATTAAGTGCAACTGGTAGTGGAGCTACCTATACAACTCAAATGATTGTTAAGACTGGTTCTTATTGTAAAATTACTGCATTAGGTTCAAGTGCATCAGAAATCAACATTGGCGGATGGGCATAAAAATACCCCGACCTTTTGAGCCAGGGTATTTTATTAATTTGTTTCTATAAATCTAGTATATGTGACTTTAGTATTCCAATTCATCTTAGTCCATTTTTTAACACTTATAATTTGTGTCCTATGTCCAGGAGCTGGAGAATGAATCATATTTCCATTACCAATGTATATACCAACGTGTTGTGCTCCAGAATAGTTTTTCCATCCGAAAGCAACTACGTCACCAATTTTTGGGGTTTTATATTTTTTACCAGAGTTTTTCTGGGCACTTGCACTGTGCTTTAACTCAATTCCGAGTTGTTGATAGGTCCACATTGTTAGACCTGAGCAATCCCAACCATTAGGGGTATTGCCTGAAAAGACATACCAAGTCTTTCCTACATATTGCTTAAGTTTAGCAATTGCATTATTTAATTTTTTAGTATTTGATTTTAAGACTATTTGTTTTTCAAAACTAATAGATGGCTTATTATCAAAATTACTTTGTGTTACATTTGAAACAATTGGTTTTTGTACAATACCTTGTGCAGGTGTTGAACACGTTGTAAGCGTTAAAACCATTACGCCTACTGCAGCAAATTTTTTAATCATTTTGCTACCTCCTTATTTTTTATGTTGTTACTCTACCGTTAAATTGCAACGGTATTCTGGCAGACAGTATTCTTTATGAAGTAGAGTCCGATAAAGCAAAAACTTCCTTGTGGGAAGTTCAATACAATTATACCAAATATTAATGCCAAAAACTACAATTTTAAAATATTTGTTATGTTCACAGAAGACTCTATGGTATAATCAATATACACAATTAATCTATTCGAAAGGAATATCATGTCAATTGATTTCGGTGCTCTTTTAACTACAGAGCAAAAACAAAACCTTCTAACTCAACGTATTCAACAGTTTGCAGCAGAAGGATATCAGCACACTTTGAACAAGCAAGTAGCAGAGTCAAAAGACCCAATTGATGAAAATCTTTTGGAGCAAGCTAATGATGCAATTGCAACTTTGACTGCAGCCATTACAGAGTATCAGGCTGAACTTGATAAACTAACAGTAGAGTAGTATGGCAAATATCCAGCAGCAAAAACGAGGTACTTCAGGTAGATGGTCTGCTTTAGACCCAGTGCTTGCTGCAGGAGAAATTGGTTACGAAACTGATACAGTAAAATTTAAGATAGGTGATGGCACAACTCAATGGTCGTCCCTATCTTATTTTTCTACTGCTGCAGGTGGAGGAGGTTCTGGAACAGTAACCTCGGTAGGAATGACGGTTCCTACAGGATTGTCTGTAACTCCATCAACAATTACTACTTCTGGAACATTTGCAATATCTTTAGCTTCTGGATACTCTATTCCAGATACGACAACACAAGGATATTGGACAACTGCCTACAATGAACGTGCTCAATGGGACGGTGGAAGTACAGGTCTTACACCAGCAACAGGTAGAACATCTTTAGGAGCCACAACTGTTGGCTCAAATATATTTACACTTACAAATCCATCAGCAATTACATTTTTAAGAATAAATGCAGACAATACAGTAACTGCAAGGTCGGCAGCAAACTTTAGGTCAGACATTGGAGCAGGTAGTGGAGATGGAACAGTTACAACACTATCGGTAGTTTCTGCCAATGGTTTTGCTGGAACAGTAGCAAATGCAACAACCACACCAGCCATCACTCTGACAACAAGTATTACTGGTTTGCTTTCTGGTAATGGAACAGCAATTTCTGCAGCATCTATTGGATATGGAGATACTACAAATCCATATGGTTCTAAAACTACAAACTATGTTCTTGCTGGGCCAGCAGCAGGACCAAGTGCATCACCTGCTTTCCGTGCATTAGTATCAACAGATATTCCTGACCTATCTGGAACATATGCTTCTCTTGGAGCAGCAACAAATACATTTACTGGAGACATTGCTGTAAATGGTGGAGACATTACTAGCACATCAGCTACCCTTGCAATTGCTATGGGAACACCAATTGCTACTTCACCTGGTAGAGCAATTACAATTACTGCTGGTGGAACCACAAACACAACTGGTACTGGCGGTAGCCTAACTATTACTGGTGGTTCGGCAACTACTGGAACTAGCACTGCAAGTGGTGGAGACATTTTTATTACTGGTGGTGCTTCAAATACAACAGGTGGTGTTGGTGGAGATGTAACCATCAACGGTGGTCTTGGAAGTGGACCATTATCAAATGGAAATGGCACTATTTCTATTGGAACATCAAATACAGACTCTTTAACTATTGGAAATGCAAGTGCTAATATATCAATTACTGGTATCACTACATTCGCAAGTTCAGTAGACCTTAGAGCAGGTGGAACAGCAGTAGACACAGCCCCACTATACTTTAGTGCATCTAGTTCTGTTTTAAGTACACCAGTTGCTGGTGCTGTGGAGTATAATAATGCAAACTTTTTAGCTACCCCATTTACCACATCTGGCAGGGCACTAATTGAATCAAATTATTTCTATTCAAATCAAAGTTCTATTGCTGTTACTGGAACATCTACTGGTGGTGCTGCTATTTCTGGAAGCGTATTTGGACTTGCTCTTCCATTGGCTACATCTACTGCATATCAAATTGAAGCAACTTTATATTTACAGACATCATACACAACAAATGCACCAACTTCGGAAGCCATAACATTTTCATATCCTACTGGCACAACAATACTAGCTGAAGGAAACATTATTCAAAACGTTGCTGCAGTAACTACTATATCTACTGCTTCATCATTTTATGCAATGCAACAAAATACTAACAGAACACTTACAGTTGTTACAGCAAGCGGAAACTGGCATAGAATTGTAATGCGTGGAATAATTAGAACTTCCACAACAGCTGGAAGTTTTTCTATTAACTTTGGTGGAACAAACGGAATTGCCCCAGCAACCCTAACCCTAACTCTAGGTGCCGACTCATTTATAAAACTTACACCAATAGGTTCTGCAACATCTAGTAACAGTTTTGGAGCGTGGGCATAATGGAAGATGAAGTAGTAAAACGTTTTGGTTGGTGGATAACTTGTCATGGAGAAGAGTGCCCTACTGAAAATGCTAGGCTATATTATGTTACAAACAATGAAGAAAGACCTTCAATAATTTGTGGTCCCTGCCAAACTGAATATTCTGACATAATTTTTGAGCAAGAATTAACATAGTTTTACTTTTTTAAAAACTATGGTATACTTATACTAATCACAGTTATGGAAAGGTGGAAACACTATGTCGGAATTTTTCTCATTTACCCTACCGAATGATTTTGTTGAAAAGTACAAATCAGTCGAATCACCCTTTGGATTCGTGGATGCAGGAGGTAATGCTCTTGGAGAAATTACCTTTGTTCGCACCTACTCACGAGTCAAAGAAGACGGAACTAAAGAACGCTGGTACGAAGTAGTACGCAGAGTTATTGAAGGTATGTATTCTGTCCAGAAAAACCATGCAAAGGAGAATCGTCTCCCCTGGAATGACTATAAGGCACAGAAGTCAGCACAGGAAGCATTCGATAGAATGTTTAATCTTAAGTGGACACCACCAGGTCGTGGTATGTGGACATTTGGAACACCACTCACAATGGAAAAGCGTAACTCAGCAGCTCTACAAAACTGTGCAATGGTATCAACTAAAGACCTAGACAAGAATGACCCAGGTGCTCTTTTTGCTTGGGTGATGGATGCTCTTATGCTTGGTATTGGAGTTGGCTTTGACACCCTTGGAAAAGATAAGAATTTTCCAATCTATGCACCAACAGAACCAGAAGTAACTTATGTTGTTCCCGACACTCGTGAAGGTTGGGTAGAAGCAACTCGTCTTCTAATCAACTCATATCTTCGTTCAGGTCAAAACATCCAGAAGTTTGACTATTCAGAAGTTCGCCTAGAAGGTGCTCCAATTAAAGGATTTGGTGGCGTAGCCTCTGGTCCAGAACCACTAATCAAACTACACGAAAGAATCAGTCACGTTCTGACTGGTCGTGTTGGAGAACAACTAGATGCTCGTGCCATCGTTGACCTTATCAACCTTATTGGTACTTGTGTTGTTTCTGGTAACGTTCGTCGTTCTGCTACTCTTGCACTCGGGGTAGATGGAGATGAAGATTTCCTAAACCTAAAGAATGCAGATGTATTCCCAGAGCGTAATTCATATGACCCAGAAAACCCAGGTTGGGCTTGGATGTCTAACAACTCTATCGAAGCAACCGTAGGAATGGACTACGAGAAGTATGTAGACCGCATCGTTGACAATGGAGAGCCAGGATTTATTTGGCTAGATGTTGCTCGTAATTATGGTCGCCTAGCAGACCCTGCAGATGGCAAGGACTATCGTGTGATGGGGTTCAATCCGTGTGCAGAACAGCCACTAGAGTCATACGAGCTATGTACCCTAGTAGAAGTACACCTAAACCGTCACGAGAGCAAGGAAGACTTCCTACGCACTCTAAAGTTTGCTTACCTATATGGAAAGACTGTAACGCTTCTTCCTACACACTGGCAGCAAACCAACGGCATCATGCAGAGAAACCGTAGAATCGGAACATCGCTAACAGGTATTGCATCATTTGCTGACGAGCATGGACTACCTGCCACTCGTGAATGGATGGACGATGGCTATAACAAGATTCGTTACTACGATAACAAGTACTCAGAGTGGATGTGTGTTCGTGAATCAATTCGTGTAACCACAGTAAAGCCATCTGGTTCTGTGTCAATCCTTTCAGGTGCAACACCTGGTGTTCACTGGGGTCCAGGCGGAAAGTTCTACCTAAGAGCAATTCGTTTTGGAAACACAGACCCAATGCTACACTTGTTCAAAGCAGCAGGGTATAAGATTGAGGCAGACCTAGTTTCAGCAAATACTTCTGTAGTATACTTCCCGATTGCTTCAGGACAGAAGCGAGCAGAGAAGGATGTAACTCTATTTGAGAAGACAGCCCTTGCTGCTACTGCTCAGAAGTACTGGTCAGACAATGGTGTTTCAGTAACGCTATCATTTGATACCGCAACTGAAAAGCAGCATATCTCTTCTGTACTAAATATGTATGAGGGACAGCTAAAGGCAGTTTCATTCTTGCCAATGGGAAACACAGTTTACCCACAGCAGCCATACTCTGAAATTACAGAAGAAGAGTACGACTACTACATTGGAAGACTAGCAAAGATTGACTTCTCTGCTATCTATGACGGCGTAGACAATCTTGAGGCACAGGGTGAGGCATACTGCACCACTGACTACTGTGAAATCAAAATTCCAGACAAAAAGTAAAAACTCACAGAGATGCCCTGTCATTAATTTGGCAGGGTATTTTTGTTTGTAGTGTGGTAAAATTAATTATCATGGCAAACTCTTCCAATCTTTATGCAGACAAAATTCTACAACAGCACCCATTAGCTTTGTGGACACTAGATAGTGATGCCAAATATCTATCTTTAATTACAGATGCACAAAGAAGTTTATCCACTAACTGGACTTTTACCTCAAGTTTTTTGGGTACAACCACAACTGAATTAAACCCTAAACTTGGAACAACAGTATCATTGCTGTATAAAGATGGCGTTAATTCTGGAACATTTTTTACAGCAACAAGTGATTTTACATTTAACTCAAATAGCGATAGTTTTACTATTGGTGCATATGTTTCAAAAGCAAGTCCATATATTACACAGATTGCGATAGGATATGATATTGGTGGAACAATTACATATTCAACTCCAACCATTACAATTACAGAAGATATGTATAATTATCAATATGTTTCTGCTACTTTTAATACCACGGTTACTGGAGCAAAAGTTGTTTTAAGATTTAATTATTCTGCTCCAGCATCTGCAGACAGAGTTGCTGTTATGGTTAATGGACTTACCGTTGGAAAATGGGCAGAAGATTTTAACGTAGAAGACTTAGGAAGTCAAAAATCAACAATTCCAACAACAATAGCTATTCCAAAAACATCTGGTATTTTAGCATCACAATATAATACAGCTTTTAATCAACCAACAGGAACCTATACAGATAAGCAAGGATATTATGTTGTTCAAGGCGATGTCTCCTATGCAAGAAATACTGGACATCCAATGGTTTATGGTTGCACAAATTCTACTAAGATTTATCCATATACCGCAAATGAACCATCGCTGATTCTTCCAGGGTATGGATTTTTAAATGAAGTAGATAAGTATAAAACAAAAACATATGAAATGTGGTTAAAGATAAATTCATCTACATTGTCAATGAAAAGAATAATGGGTCCAATATCTAGTAATGATGGACTATATGTAGATTTAGCAAATTTAATTCTTAAGGTAGGAACTAACTTTATTTCATATTATATTGGTGAATGGGATAGACCAATGTTAGTTCAAATTGTAACTTCACAAAGTAGTGCAGAAATGTTTATAAATGGAGATAGTGTTGGAAATCTTAAATATGATATCAAAGACATATTACTTTCTGAATATTATTATCCAACAACTTTAGACAATAAAATTATTAACTCTAATTTTGAAAATCATAACGTTGGCTGGGGAACCAGAAATGGAACGAATGCTCGCTCTACTGGTGATTCTTTTATAGGCTCTGCATCAATTCTTTACACTGTTGGCTCTACTGGAACAACTGGTGGTATCAATACAGTAACAGCCCCAACAACGGTTGCTATTACTGCTGTTACTCCAAGTTCTCCATCTGTTGGCTATGTAAAATATACAGGAAATAATATTTATTCCGTAGGTGATACTGTAACAACCTCTAACTTAGCACCAGCAGGATATAACGGAACATTTACTGTTACGGAAGTAACAGACACATATTTTGTTGTTGCTAATGCCACAACCACAACCGTAACAGATGGTATAGGTTCATCTACATCTACAAATACAAAACTAATTCCAATATCTCCTGGAAATACATACACTTATTCTATTTACATGAAAGATGTAAATACAGGAAAGCAATATAACAATGTAATAGATTATTATGACTCATCGCTAGGTTTGATTTCTGGAAGTTCATCTATTGGACCAGCAACAACAATTTCGTCTTCAGATTGGACAAGAGTAACTTATACTTTTACAGTTCCAGAAACCGTCGGAACATCTCCAACTGTTCCAGCATATGCAAGACCTTATACATATTCAAGCACAACATTTGCAGTAGGTGATTCTGGAAAAACTGTGTATTATGATGGGGCATTATTCCAACAATCTACATTAGCTAATCCATATGTTTATAGAACACCAGCATCAAATATAGAACAAGACTGGATAGGCTTTTATGCTCATTCTAATGTTTCATTAGAAGTATCTTGTGTTGCTGTATATAATTATGGAATTACAAAATCAACAGCTTTATCTAGATTTTCTTATGGTCAAGCAGTAGGTTTTCCAAAAGATGTGGTGTCTGCTTATTCTGGTTCAGCAATTGTTCCAGACTATACTCTTGCAAAATATGCTAATAATCAAAATTATGGAGTGTCACAATCTAATACTTGGAAAAGTGCAGTAACAAATAATAATTTTATTGTAGACAAGGATACACTTTCAACACCAAATTATACTTTGCCAATAATTGAGATAGAGCCATCTAGCACACTAACTCAAACAGATATGCTAAATGCATTATCATCAATTAATGCAACGTACTTTGACCTTCAACCAAACAGCACTTGGAATGGAATAGAGTCAAGAATATCTTTTAATAACTTTAAACAAATTTCAAATGATATTGATATGTTCTATACAGTATTTGATAAATCAGAAAATAACACAGACACTAAGCAAATTATTTTTCAAATTGTAGATATAAATAAACCTAAAAATTATTTAGAAGTATCTATTTTAAATAATACTCTTGGATATTATTTTTACTACAATTCAGATACCGCTTCAACGCTTGCAACTTTTAGTGCATCATCACTAAATACTAAATATGCAGCTGCAATAAATATTACAAATTTAGTTACAAAAAATTCAAATTTTTCAAAGTTTTTTGCCAATAGAGAAAATCTAAAAATTTATGTTGGCGGTTCAAAAGATTTTACAGACGACCAAACATTTACTGGAAAAATATACATAGTTGGTTTTGGTGATTTAAGAAACTATGGCAAGGTATCTTCATCATTTAATCCCGATGGATACTATTCAACTATAACAGCAGGAAGTTTAAACACACACATTGCAAATTATACTCTTTTATTAAATAATGGTTGGAGTGGACAATCATTTATGGATATTGCAGTAAATTCATATTGGCAAGATATTGTTCCTCTAAGTCGTCTTGCAAAAACGGTAGATGGTCAGTATAGACTTGATTACCTACAATTTAACGTTGACTATCCAAATCAAATAGATGCTACAAGTGCAGATACTAAAACATATCTAACTTTTCAAACTGGCGGAAACCCAGATATCACAACATTTGCAAACACAACAATTGTTGGAACAGATAGATATCTAAATATTACTAGTGCTTGGACAAATACTAAATATCAAGTAACTGATGGAACAGTTGTATACATACCAACAAATGTTTCATCTAGTACATTAACGCTAGGAATTCATATAGAAACAAACAGTCCTGGAGTTATTATGAATCCGACCAACATAAGACATTTACAAATTGCTGCACAAGCAATTGGTTCAAGTACAACAATTGGAACAAACGGAGATGAACTTATTTCTTTTGGAGCAGGAAATAATCCTATACTTATTTCTAAGTCTAATGACCCATATTATTATTTAACATCACAGTCTGGATTTAGGGTGGTAGGAACAAATGCATCAACTAGGGGATATTATTCAAATATAAATAAAGACAAGTATGATGATTTTAGTATTGGTGCTATTCAATTTTCAGCAAAGTTCCCATTAACACAATTTGCAAATACTGAAACATTAATGTTTGAATTAGAAAATGTTGATGATTCAACGAAGGTAAAGTTTTATGTAATTGGAGAAACATCAGCTTTGACTAGAGGTAGAATTTATGCCAAAGACCAATCTGGAGCAGCATACACAAGCTTAAAGTATTATCTAAATGGTGTAGAGGTAGATAGAGCGATTGTTTCTATAGATGAATGGTTTATGCTAGGCATTAAGTTTACAACTGATTATAGCCTTAACTCAAAAGCTGGAAAGTTTAATTTCTCTGGCAAACAATTAATAAATCATTTTGAGTATTTCCAACCAAACTCAAGTCAAAGAAATTCACCAATATACATATATCCAAAATGGATTAATGTTAGATATTCTGCAATTGCATCAAAAACATGGAATGACTATACTGCATTAACTTGGCAAGATGTGGCAACAAGTCCAGCAACATCAGTATTTGTTGGTACAAATCCATCAAATATTCAGGAAGTATTTTCTGGAACAGGTAAAAAGATTGTTGGAAAAGACTATTCGTATCCATATCTAATACCACAATCGTTCTTATATAGAGCATTTATGGCAATAGAGACTACCACATCTGACGCAATACCTCTATAATATGGTATACTATTGGTATGAGAAAACCAGAAAAAGAACCAATGGACGCTATGGAAAGAGCGTTATCCAGTGCTAAAATCCAAGTTATTGACAAACACTATGACTGGGGACTATATGTTTGGATTAGAGAGAATGGTAAGCCGTTCCTAGATAATGAAGGAAATATTCTAAACATCCCTTCAAAAAAGAATGATACTGAACAAGTTAAAAAACTTAAAGACGCAGCTACATATTGGGGAGAGCCAAACGGTACCCCACTATTCTATCCTGGTCTTGGAAGAATTTCAGATGAAGAACACAGCGAGCAGGTGGACAGAATGAAGCAAGGTCTTATTCCAAATCTAAATGACCTTGGTGCTGTAAAAGCTGCTCAAGACACTATTGCACTTTATGGAGATGAAGAATAATGGAAGAATATGAATACAGAATTCCTGCATCGCTATCGGAACTTGAAGAAGAACGTAATCAGTTTGCAGAACAAGACCCATTCACTAAATCATGGGACGATGTAAAAACTCTCAACGGTCTTAACTCTAATTTTAAGAGAAGAATAAGTCGTTCATTTACCAAAGCAGAACCCTCAGCACAATACATAGATAGTGCTATGGGTATTAGTTCTGGTATTAATGGAGCACAGTCAAAAGAGATTAATCCAGGAACAGTATTTAGAAATGTCTATGGACTCTTTGACGTAATCACGCCACCTTGGAATCTGTTCGAACTTGCAAACTATTATGACACATCATTTGCTAATCACGCAGCCATTGATGCAAAAGTAGAAAACATTGTTGGTCTTGGTTATATGTTCCAAACAACTCGCAAGACCATGATGATGCTAGAAGCGTCAACCAATGAATCTGCCACAGAAAAAGCTCGTAAACGTTTAGAACGAGCCAAGGTAGAAATTAATGACTGGATAGAATCACTAAATGATGAAGACTCTTTTACAAATACCATGATGAAAGTCTACACAGATGTTCAGTCAATGGGTAATGGATATCTTGAGATTGGTAGAACAACCACAGGAGAAATTGGTTACCTTGGTCATATCCCAGCAGTAACAATGCGTGTTCGTAGACTTAAGGACGGATACGTTCAGATTATTGCAGACAAGGTTGTTTATTTCCGTAATTTTGGGGCAACCAATCAAAACCTAATTACGGACGACCCACGACCAAATGAGATTATTCACTTTAAAGAATACTCTCCACTAAACACTTACTATGGTGTTCCAGATATTATTTCTGCAATTACAGCACTACAAGGTGACCAGCTTGCATCACAATACAATATCGACTATTTTGGCAATAAGGGTGTCCCACGTTACATCATTACTTTAAAGGGAGCAAAGCTATCGTCTGACGCAGAAGATAAAATGTTTAGATTCTTGCAGACTAGCCTAAAAGGTCAAAACCATAGAACACTTTATATTCCACTTCCAGGAGACTCAGAAACAAACAAGGTTGAGTTTAAAATGGAACCTGTTGAGAATGGTGTCCAGGAGGCATCATTTAATGAATATCGTATTCGTAACCGTGATGACATTCTTGTTGCTCACCAAGTTCCACTTTCAAAAATTGGTGGTGGTGATGCAGGAGGAGTTGCAGCAGCACTAGCACAAGACCGAACATTCAAAGAGCAGGTAGCAAGACCAGCACAAACATCACTAGAAAAAATGATTAACAGAATAGTAAAAGAAAAGACAGACCTCTTAGAATTTAAGTTTAATGAACTTACTCTTACAGACGAAGTTGCTCAGTCACAAATTCTTGAGCGTTATGTTAAAACTCAGATTATGCTTCCAGACGAAGCTCGTGAAGTTCTTGGTCTTCCACAAAGACCAGATGGCGATGGCTCAACACCTATGGAACTATCGGCAAGACAGGCAACTGATGCTCGTGCTAATCTAGCAGGGAATAGGGCAAGGGATGCTGAAAGAGCAAACAATGCATCTGACAGCACTGCAACTATTGCTGGAAGAAACGCACAGGGTGAGGGAAGAGCTTCTCAATAAAAGTGTGTTACAATATAATAACAATACTTGTAAAAAAGGGTATATAATTAAGGTAACATGACTATTCAAAAAGCTCATTGGGATACCGATGGCGACAACGTTCGCTTATCGATGCCATTTAATAAAGTAGACAAAGAGAGGCGTATCGTCTCTGGCTTCGCCACACTCGATAACGTTGATAGACAGAATGATATTGTCACGCCCGAAGCCTCAATGAAGGCATTCCAAAAATTTCGTGGCAACATTCGTGAAATGCACCAACCAGTAGCCGTTGGTAAAATGGTCTCATTTAAAGAAGACAAATACTTTGACCCAGAAACAAAAAAGATGTATTCTGGTATTTACGTATCCACATATATTTCAAAGGGTGCTCAAGACACTTGGGAGAAAGTTCTAGACGGAACTCTTTCTGGTTTTTCTATTGGCGGTAAAATGAACAAATATGATACTGCCTATAATGAAGAACTTTCAAAAAAAGTTCGTATCATTAAAGACTACGACCTGATGGAACTATCTCTAGTCGACACCCCTGCAAATCAATTTGCAAGTATTCTTTCTGTTGAAAAGATAGATGGAGTTGATGTTTTCAAAGGTGAAAGCATTGAAACACTTATCGAAAATGTATTCTGGGATGCTGAATCAGGATTAGTCCTGCTTTCAGAAAAGGAAACAGAGGTAAGCCCAACAACTGGGGTACCTATGCAGAACATTGGTTTCGTTGAGAAAAATGATAACGAAAAAACAGAAATGCTAAAGTTCTTAGTTAATAGTGCTAAAGGCATTAACGTTACTAAGATAAATAAGGAGAATGATAACATGGCAATCGAAATCGTAAATGAAGAAGTAGCCGAAGTCGCTCCAGAGGCAGAAGTTGTAGTTGACGCTCCTGCTACAGAAGAAGTTGTTGAGACTGTTGTTGCAGAAGAAGCCGTAGAGGCTCCTGACGTTGACGCAGACCCAGCCATTGTAGAAGAAGTTGTAGAAGAAGTTGTTGGTGAAGACGAAGCAATTGCTAAGTCAGTTACCGAACTAACTTCAACTGTTACAACAGCCTTTAGCGACATCACAGCAATTGTCAAGTCACTAGCAGATGCAAATGCATCACTAGCTAACGACTTGGCAGAACTTAAAAAGTCAGTAAATTTTGTATCAGCAAAAATTGAAGATGCAGAATCAGACTTTAACAATTTCGGAAAGCGAATTGACGCAGTAGAAGCAGATACCGCTTTCCGTAAATCTGGAGACCTCAGTGAGGTTCTACAGCATCAACCAGAACAGGTTGAGAAATCCCTATGGGGCGGAAGTTTCCTCAAAACATCCGATTTGTTTAGATAAATCAAATTCACTAGGAGGTGAAAATTATGTCGGAAGAAATTATTAATAAAAACTATCCAGGTTCAGGTGGTTACACTGCAGCAGAAGTAAATGCTCAGGGTGGCTTTGCATCTGGAAACATTGGTGGTGTAACTAGCCCAGGTGCTTCAACACTTGGTAACATCCCAACTGCACAATTTGGTGTAACAACTGGTCCAAACGCTGTTACTCCATCCTACGATGCCAACCCAACTTTTGCTGGTGCTGGTATTCTACGTCCTGAACAGGCTCGTAGATTCATCGAATACGTTTGGGACGGTACTGTTCTTGCTAAGGACGGTCGTCGTGTAACAATGCGAGCTAACACAATGGAACTTGAAAAGGTTAACGTTGGAGAGCGTGTTATTCGTGCTGCCAACCAAGGTGATGCAACCTACACAAACGCAGGTGCTACATTCACTAAGGTTGAACTTACTACCAAAAAGATTCGTCTTGACTGGGAAGTATCATCCGAAGCCCTTGAAGACAACATCGAAGGTGCTGCTCTTGAAGACCACCTAGTTCGTTTGATGACACAGGCTTTTGCTAATGACATCGAAGACCTAGCAATCAATGGTACTGGTACAGGTGCGAACGCATTCCTTAACATTATGGAAGGTTTCGTAAACCGTACTAAGACTGATGGTTGGGCACACGAATACGTTGCTACAGTTACAGCTAACGCATTCACACCAGAAGTACTACAGCAAGTTGTTGACCGCCTACCACGCAAGTATCGTGCTCTAAAGACTGGTCTAAAGTTCTACGCAGGAACTTCAGCATTCCAGGGCATCGTACGTCAAAATGGTACAAACAACAACAACATTTGGTCATACGAGTACCGCAATCAGTACCTTAACGGTAATGACATTGTACTTGGTGACGCTCGTGTTACTCGTGTACTAGGTATTCCAGTTATGGAAGTTCCTTACTACCCAGAAGGTTTCGTAGACCTTACCTTCCCAAGCAACCGTATTTGGGGTTTCCAGAGAGATATCACTGTAAACCGCTTCTACGTGCCAAAGAAGGACACAGTTGAATACACCGTATTCGTACGTTTCGGTATTCAATGGGAAGAACAAGACGCTATCGCATACGTTGACAGCGACTCAATCGACTCAAGCCTATAATCTTGAGTTAACCCACTTAGAGGGGGTAGGGGCTTCGGCTTCTATCCCCTTTTGGTTTATTAATCTGTTATAATATAATCGGAGGAATAATGTCAGAACAAAAAATCACTCAGGTTGAAAAGACCGCAAATGAATTTGGTATTTCTGTTTCAAAAATTGAAGCGGTAGAAGAAGAAAATGTTGTAATAACTATACCAAAGAAAAAGACCAACACAAAAGCTTCAGCAGATTCAATAATTAATAATACAATTGGCTCTAGCATTGAAAAAGAAGAACCTAAAAAGGAAGAACTTAAAAAGAAAAAGGTTGCACTGTATTCTAGCAGAAATGTTTTTTGGGAAGGTGTGGGAGAAGTCCAACGTGGCTACAACTTTGTAACACAAGAACAAGCCGATAAATGGATGACTAGAATTCACATTAGATTTGTTACACCAAAAGAAATTAAAGAGGCATTTGATAATTAATGGAAATCATTAAAGTAAATTCTGGAACACCACAAAGCACAACAGGCTGGACATACAAAAATTTTGCAACAAATAAATTTGTATTTACAATAGACTTTCCAGATAGCTTTAGTGGGTCTACTGCATATTTGGTAGTAACAGATATGCTTGACTTTAGCATTGTTTATGAAGTAGGTTGGACTAGGGTTTCGTTTAATGGAATTGATGTTGTTGTTCCACTTAAATATGATGCAGACTACAAGGTTCAGGTTTATTCTGGAACAAGTGCTATTCCAAGTAATTTATTTTTTGAGGACTACTACGAAGTTCGTAGACCATATGTAGACCCCACCACAAAATCAACAGTAGCAAGTGAGGTAGCCAAATATAAAGACCAAGAAGCACTAGCACGAGCAATTATTGACTCTATTGTTACAGATGGATTTTATTATAAACGACACCTAATTAATACTCTTGGTTTGGGTAGTGATTATCTTGCTGTTTGGGATAACCTAAAAAGAGTTATTGCTTTATATGAAAACAATGTTCTTGTTTATAAAGATGAAGACAATATTGAAATTACAGGATTTTGGGATGCTAACCCAACATCAAACAGTAATCTTGGTCTAAAAACACTTAGTAAGTTAGATTATTCTGTAGGAGATATTGTTACAATTCAAGGTTCAACCAATCTTGACGGAACATACACTATATATGAATTGTTAGAAAATGCTGGATTGTATGGACTTAGACTTACAGGTAAAACCATAACATCTGCACAAGTTTCTGCAGAAACTAAATTTGGTTCTGTTAAAAAATATTGGACATCTCAATATGTATTCACGCCAGACCAAACCGCATTAACCCTAGACTATACTGGCGAAATAAATAGAAGAGAATCAACTCCATCAATTTTTCCAGCTGGTTCCTCAGACTATATTGGTCTTATGTACGGTGGTCGTGGATTTGCTGCTGGTAACGATTATACAATTGTTGGTGAAGATGGATACCTAATGGTCCCATCTGACATTAAAAAAGCAACTGAAATGATTATTGACGACATTGAATGTGGAAGACTTGATTATTATAAAAGATACATCAATGCCTACAATACTGACCAATTTGATGTTAAGTTTGATACTGCTGTTTTTGAGGGAACAGGAAATATTCTTGTAGATAAAATTTTATCTAAATATTTCAAGACTATTACTCACCCAGGGGTGTTGTAATGGCAATATGCGAAACCACAGATTTTTTATTTCCAATGCTTGCAGATGTTTATTATCCAATAGTTGAGCAAGGTGCTTATGGAGATGTAAAAAGAAACTGGGTATTAGATAAAAGTATTTCATGTGCATTTGTTGCTAGTGGTTTAAAAAATAAAAAAGACATTCAACCAGATGCTAAACTAAATATTGATAATGCTTTAAATGGTAGGGTAAGAACCGATATAAGATTTTCAAGTGAAGACGAAAGAAATGCTCTCACAAATATTCTAATAACTAATATTAGAGATAATAATAGCAATGTTATTTATTTAGAAACTTCTGGTTCACGTTCTGGACAGCCAACAATATTTGAACTTGCAACATTTGAGCCAGTGGTTGGTCCATTTGGAAGTGTAGAGTATTATAAAATAATTGTTAAACGTTCAGAAAATCAAGGAACGGACATATGATAACAGTAAAATTTGATGATAAAAATTTATTTAGAGACATTATGAATATTGCAGAATATTCAAACGGATATGTTGACGGTGCTAAATTAGGTAAGACAAAATTTTTAAATGAACTTGGTGCTAGTGCAGTAGAAATAGCAAAACAATTTATTGATACTAATGCAAAACTTGACCCACAAAGACTACATCATGTTTATGAATGGTATATGACTGGAAGCCCAGAAGCAAGGCTATACGATATTGACTATACTCTTACATCTAATAATCTTGTTTTTACATATTCATTTAAACAATCACAATCTATAAGCAGAGGGTCTACTACACCATTTTTTAATAAAGCAGAAATTATGGAAAAGGGAATTCCAATTACTATTAAACCCAAAAACTCAAGTGTTCTTGTATTTCAAAATGGTGAAGAAACTATCTTTACGCCCAATCCTATTCAAATTAATAAACCAGGTGGAGAAGTTCAGGGACAATTTACCAATGTTCTTGATATGTTTTTTAATAGATACTTTACTCAATCTTTTTTGCAAGCATCTGGAAT